CGCTGCGATCCATTGACGAGCTGAATCGTCTCCGAGTGCTGCGCGGATTGTGTTCTCTGCATACTTAGCAGCTGTTACTTCAATGCGTGGCTTTGTGTAAGCCATTGCTGTTACAGCAGGGCGAGCAGCTTCAACTGCGGCAGCCTCAACTGTAGGTGTTGCTTCGACTGCTGGAGTGTTTTCCACTGTGGCTGTCTCGCTTTCTGTTGGTTGGTTGGTTTCTACAGCTTCGGTTTCCGCTGATGCGGTTTCTTCTGCTGCAATGCTAGTGATTTGAGCCGATTTAAATGCTGGCTCTGTGACGGCGCTGACCTCGCGCAAGACGCTTGAAGTTACATGTAAAACGCCATCTTTAGGTTTAGATGATTTGACTTCTACGCCCACACTCAGACCTGTTACCAGTCCTTCCTGTGCCATTAATAAATAGTCTGTCGCTTTGCTACTGCGACTTAACTTAAAGGTAGCGTAAATGCCATCGCCTTCGCGAATTTCAAAACTTGAAGCCCGACCCAAAGGTTGCTTTATGTCATGTTGCGCCAAAAGACGGACAGACTTTGCATCTGGAATCTCTATTGAATCGGGTTCAAAAATGACTGCGCCTGCGCTCGTATTACCAATTTCGCCTGTTCCCATTGGCACGATTTTGCCTGAAATCTCGCGTGTGTCCATTGAGGCTGTAAGTTCAGCCGCTTCCAAAGTAAAGAAGGTTAAATCGCTCATATCATTCCTTCGCTTCCGTTAGGTGTTAGATCGGTCATCGCCATCGCTTGCTCCTGGGTAATTAACTGGAGATCAAGCATCTCGCGAATGACTGCTAATTCTGCAAGTGGATCTGTGCGTAGATAATTCTTGTCTATGTCAAATTTGACGATATTGCCACGAGCTGTAATGTCATCCATAGATAGACGATCCTCAATGGCTGAAATGAAAGGTTGCATGGATAGCGTGAGGAATTGACGGCGCTCATCTTGCACGTTGGCGTAGGTCATTGTCGTATTCTGATCTGCCGATACATAATAAGGAGGCACGTTGCAAAGGCGAGCGATCTCTGTCGCAAGATTCTGGATAGCCTCGTTGTACATCATATCTTTAGGGCTGAATCCGACTGCCTCATACTGGAGAGTGGAAGTTAGGTAAGCCGTAGAGCGATTAAGACGAGCGTTCTTCCATGCGGCAAGTAATCCCTGTACCTCAGAAGGTGGAAGGTCTGCGCCAGAGTTACGGATATAACCTGTAGCCATTGGAGTCGCCGCTGCAACTACGCTGGCCTTTTGGATGTCAAGGGCTGCACGAATAGTCGATACACCTGTGTTAAGAATGCCGTCATTGAGTGACTGGAATGTAATGAGTGATCCCAGACCATCCATAGGGACGGTAGTGCCATCGATAGCGTATGACTTGACGAATACATTATCACGATCAAGTGTTGCGGTGACGCGGCTGTTAGCAATCCACTCAAATCGTGATGGACGGCCATCTTCTTGATATGTCTCTACTACTTGCCAGAATGCTTGTCCGTAAAACAGAAGTGAATCGACTGTGTAAGCAATAGTTACTGATCGAGGTTGGTGGTACGAAGGTTGATCGAGCCATAGAGGCTTTCCTAATTCTTCACCTGTTGATTTCTTGTAAAGTTCAAGTGGGATCGTGCCGATTGTGCCAGCAAGTAGGTTACGGCATCGAGCTAGTGCTGGGACTCCCAGAGCCTCGGTGCGTCCGACGTAAGCGAACTGAAATGGCATCGCGTAAGGTGAGTACTCACCCAAGACCTGCGGTGCGGCTTGCGCCTCGACTGTGGCTTTTGGTGCTGCACCTGTGAGGCGCGAAAGGATACCCATAGAGGGCAATTATACACTACATCGTGTAAATCGCTGCGATCTGTTGAGGTTTTAATAGCATTGAAACTACCATCGCTAAGCCGATCGGTGCAGAGATATCGCCAGCGCTTTTACGCTTTACGATTCGCCATGCTGAGTCATTGACTTTAGCCGCGCAGTTATTCATCTGTTTAATTAGTTCATCCTGCCCGTTATGGACTACTCGACTGTTGACTAGACCATCAAGTAAGTCCGAGCATGCCTGATAGAACTGTTGCCCTGACACGTCTTGCGTTATCTGCCCTGCATTGGCAAGGCGCTCGGCGATTGATTGCGTTGCATACTTGTCATAACAGATCATCTTAGGTCGGTACTGATCTGCCCACGCTTTGATCTCGGCTGCAATCTTTAGATCATCGACCGAGACTTGAGACTCCCACGTCTGGAGGATTCCCACTCCGATTCTTCCATCACCCATAATCTGACCAGCAACGAGGCTTGCATTGCGGCGAGATGGAGATACATCGAAGCCAAAAACTGTATAGCCACCGATCGGAATCGTAAGCGCGGAGTCGGAAGTTGCCTCAAGTACGCCATGAGGCCACGGACTTTGCAGAGAATCAATCCATTGACATAGAAGCTCTGTTCTAGTGTCCTCGATCTTATTAGTAGCAACAGCTTCTTCAAGTGACTCCTCCGTTATCGTGTAGCCGAGAGCAGGGTTAGCCATTGCCCATCCTGCTCGGTCTGTGATCTTGCAGTATTGCGGTGCTGACCATTCGTAAAATCCGAATGACTTAGGAGGCGCGGATAAGGCTCGCTCTCTTAACGTGTTTAGTGTCTCTGAGAAGGCGTCCCCGGCATTGCTAGTCAGTAGTGTCTGGGCGTTAGGTCTTGCACGAGTAGTCGGAATCGCGGCTGTGTATCCGTCTTTAGATATCTCTCGAACTTCATCGATCCAGAGAAAGTCGGCAGTACGTCCACGAGATGAGTCACGAGTATCAGATACTAGGTCAAGCGTTGCCCCGTTAAGTAGCTCTATTCGTTCTCCACCGTTAGCGTATCTGATCGCTTTAGTGCCTGCCTTTAAGTGTGGCGCGTTTTCGATGATCCACGCGATCTCTCTAAAGGTCATAAGCGCGGTGGCTCGGTTAGAGGACATTATCAGATGCTTAGTCTCACCTCCATAGAACAGACCCCAGATCACTCTCATACGTCCTAAATGTGATTTACCATTTTGACGAGCTTGAATCAACAGCGTGGTCTTGCGAACGTAGTTACCTTTAGCGTCAATCCGCATCATGTCATCGAGGAGCCAGCGTTGCCAGGGTAAAAGTGGTACGCCTAGATCCTCGGCCATCTTAGCGACTTCATCGGCTCTAGTTTTGCCCTTGAGAAGTGGGCTGTGGAGCCTTGCCTTGGTTGCCCCTCGTAGCGCTTGTTTACGAGGCGGCATCATTCACCATCGATCGGGACTGGTCGGGCTGAGAATGGACTGTCTCGGTGAATTTCCGACCGCATTGGGGATATATTGGAAGAAAAGACAGGGGGGGTGGCCTGTCGTGCTAAAAAAGACCCTTCTGAACGTGATCCTTTCATGCTATTACACCTAGCACAACAGCTCACCAAATTATCATAAGCGATCGGATCTCCTCCTGCTTTGATTGGAATGACATGATCGACCGTAGTCGCTGGCATCTGGCAATAGAAGCATGTCCATTGATCTCGTTGCAGTACCTCTAAGCGCCTTGCTTTATAGGCACGAGTACCACGAGGATCACCTCTCTTTGTACTCATTGCCATCCTTTATTTATTAAATGATCTAAGGCCTTACAATAGTTAGGCTCATCATACTCAGTCCATCCATACCTATGTGCTACATACGTGTGATACATCCAGAACTGTGTGATTGTATTAGCCTTACGTAAGCTCTTAACCTTCATCTGGTACAGCCCATAGGCCTGCTTAGTACCACCTATATTTCCTATAGCCTTATAGTTCCATGTACTCTCTCTAAAGACTATCTCATGATGACAGGCTTCTTGTTTATCAGTTAGCTGCTCTTTAGCTAATTGCTTAACCCATCTTATATTCTTATTGGCATCTATTGAGCCGCTTGATACAGGAGCAATGCTCATGAATAGAGCTGTCCCAATAACGAATGCGACCGCTCGCGCTCTGCCCTTACGGGCGCGATCTGAGCCCCTGAAGGGCTCTCGCCTGAGAGTACCATCTATGTCAAATAGGTTCATGTGTAGCATCTCCTATAATCTCACTATGTGGAATGTGAATTGCGTCACAGTTATCTATTGTCTGTTGAGTAGAATCCAG